ACTTAAACCATTCGCGTATGATGTTCCATCCGTTTCTCTCAACGCGAAAGGATGCCCAGATTTATTGTATGTAAAATTATACGTGTTCCCTTTTATCAATGTAAGCGTGGGGTGGGTCGCTCCGTCTATTATATATTGTGTCGTACCATTCTCAACAACATTGAATGTCGTATTATTGGGTGAAGCGCTCACCGGTAAATCGGTTATACACTTTTCTCGAGTGTTTAATTTAATTTCTATTTCACATTCTTGCCGGGTAAGTGCACATAAAGGGAGAGACAATTCCGGATTATTATAAAAATAAAAGGGTATGTCTACTATACATTTTCGGGGAGTAGTTGCGGTTCCCAAATATCCTTGTATTTTTGTATCACTGACCTTTGTTCCCGAAAGTTCGTCTGGACATTTACCTATTAATTTGGACAAATTCGTTTGTTTCGTCTGAGTTATGTAGTTTTCGGAGTGTATCTGGAGCCAATCTGCTGGTATTCTCTGAATAACCTGACCTCCTATGATCAAATCTATATATTCAATCAACGCATGACCTATGGATTCTATGTATGTATACGTAGTACCAAACGTGAGAGGTGGAAGTTCGAACTGAACACTAACGTTTTTTATGAGATCACCACAATTGTTAGGAATCGTACATCTTAAAGTACTTCCATATTCTAGGTTTCCATCTAATTCATGGTTTACTTCATATTTCGCGAAGTTTGTATGTTTCCTGAAATTTTTTACGAAGTGCGTGTACTCTGGATCGTCCGTGAAGAATATATCCTGAGTACCCTTCGTGGCGAGTTGTAATCGTCCCGCCATTCCTAATACTATACGTTAAAATTTTAAGCCTGCTAAACCACTTTCTACGTGAAGTATATTGTAATTTAATGCATATACTGAAACATCTATGTCACGTGTAGTTGATGTTTCTTCCAATTCTATATCAATTTTTTTATGTATTATACGACTCATGTTTAATTGTCCCGTGGGGTAATACATCTCGGGTTGGAGAGAAAAGGAGTACGTATAAAATTCATACGCGGGGTCTGGGCATCCTGTATGGTGTCGAAGAGATTGTTCATACGCCAGATATTGTCCACTTTGATCGAAAATAGTTTCACCGTTACATGCGAATTTTACATTTTTTATTAATCTGTGATCGGAACGTTTACCTGGTAAAAGTGTCGTGAATTCTTGGTCGGATGATGAGATGTTAAGTAGACGATCTTCAGTACCTCCCGAAGTGGCCGTGATGTCGTGAATCTTGGCACCCACCGACCCCGATCCGGTCACTATGATAGCATCGCCTCCGAGTGGTGACATCTTAACTGGAGAGTACGTGTACGCGAGGCTCGTTTCCAATGTCCACTGGACGTTTCCATCAACTACCGATTTGCTGTATAACTTAAATGTATTAGAACTGGAATCATTCCAAAATACGAAGTTGCCATTCCTTGAGATCTCTACCATGCTAGAAGCGGAAGTGGTATACCAAGGGACTTGTGTTCCTGCCGCGCCATCGTAGACATAGTTTGTTTGATTCCACACCTTAGATCCCAAAGTTTCCAAAGATACCAAATTCGCACCATCACTCGATAGTGAATGATACCTTTCACTATATTGAGTATCAGCGTGGCGCTTGGTATACGTAGACGCCGAGCCGGTCGTCGCGTGTATAACGGTTTTGGTCGCATCTTCCAAACCCAGGATTTCACCGTTTGTCGAATGAGAGATTCTGGATATGGCCGTGTTTACAGTGATATCGGGGCGATACTGTGACCAACTACTACCACTGTATTCCCATGATGAAACTGCTGGTGTAGTGGGTGCAGAGAGTGAGTACACGCGCACGTGCCCGGCCGAAATGCCATTTTCGTCGTTGAAAGGACTGCTGATCGCCACGCGCGTGCCGTCTGAGGACATAGATAGCGAGTATCCGGACAAGTCGTCCAAAGCCTCGCCGTCGATATCTGGCCCTATTTGCTCCCACGCAGGAGTGACGCTGTTGTAGACGTACACCCGAACGTGGCCGGCGTTATCGCCGGTGCTAGGGTCGTTGTAGGGAGCGCCGATCGCCAAATGTGTGCCATCCGATGATAGAGATACCGCGTTTCCGAATTGGTCACCCCCAGACTCGCCGTCGATATCTTGGCCCACCTGGCTCCAAGATACATTGTCCCAATCATACACACGCACGTGGCCGGCGTTATTACCGGTGCTAGGGTCGTTGTAGGGAGCGCCGATCGCCACCCGCGTACCGTCTCCTGATATAGATACTGACCACCCGGACAAGTCGTCTCGCGCCTCGCCATCGATATCGCCACCCAACTGGCTCCACGCCCCGCTGCTCTCTGAGTACACACGCACATGGCCGATGCCGACGCCGGCACCATTATTGGTGGGGTTGTTAATATATGCACCGATCGCCACCCGCGTGCCATCCGATGATAGAGATACTGATCGCCCGGACCGGTCTCCATAACCCTCGCCGTCGATATCATTTCCAATTTTATTCCAACCATAAGTAGCATCGTATTCATAGACCCGCACGTGGCCGGCGTTGAAGGCGGTGCCGTCGTTAAACAAAGCGCCGATCGCCACCCGCGTGCCGTCTGAGGACATAGATACCGAGTACCCAGACTGGTCGCCCACAGCCTCGCCATCAATATCGCCACCCACCTGGCTCCAAGATACATTGTCCCATTCGTACACGCGCACATGGCCGACTCTGTCGCCGGCAGCAGTATTGGTGGGGTTATTAAATTGTGCACCGATCGCAACGCGCGTGCCGTCAGGGGATATAGACACTGAATTGCCAAAGTAGTCTTCCACACCCTCGCCGTTAATATCTGCGCCAAGCTGGCTCCAAGATACATTGTCCCATTCGTACACCCGAACCTTACCGGTCCCGCCGGGGATGCCGCCGCTCTGGGGGGGCATTATGGCGCCGACCGCCATGCGCGTGCCGTCTGAGGACATAGATACCGAGTACCCAGACTGGTCGGCCGCAGATTGGCCATCGATGTCGGCACCCAACTGGGTCCAATTGGCCGGCGACGCCAGAGACCCGAAAACCTTAGTACCGTCGCCGGTCAGGCAACTTCCGGTTATGGCAGTAAAGGGTGCTGTTATATCCGAACCGATCTGCGTCCAAACGCCCGATTGTTTCTCCACGATTATCATCTTCGTGGACGATTGTAGGGCAACCCGAGTACCATCATCCGAAACGCCTAGGACCCGTCCTAAATATTCGCTTGAAGAGGACCCCGTGTACGTCGCCGAGGCGGTGGAAGGCCAGTTTCCACTCGAATCTTTTTCGTAAATGTTCACCTCTCCCGTCGAGCTGTTGTCATATGTCACAGCGACTAACCCGTTATTCGAAATTACAGACCCTCCCTGGGCGTTGATGGTCGCGACAGGTTGTGAAATTGCGTACACAGGTTCAGATACGTTGGTTATACCAGTTTTTTCCTTCGCCGAGAAGAATAATTCTTTCACGGGGTGTTTAAATTTCAAAAGAGCCGATTTTTTTGATTCGTTTGGCTTGTACAGTAATTTAGACATTTGTAACTGTGATATTATGTATTCCATCGGACGTGTGAGTAAAAAGTTTCTTTCATCTTCAGCGACGAAATAGAAATCAGTAATGAGTGAAACATTGTCGATAGATCCTTCGGTTGTTTTATCTCTCTTAGTCACCGACCCATCTATGGTATATTTGAAAGTTACATCATCATTTACATCTTTGAACGTGACACGTACTTCAACGAGTTGTTTGGTGATTGCACAGACGGGTACTGCCAAGCTAGGATTTCTAAAAAAGTAAAATGGAATATTTACGTAAAATGTGTTATATGAATCCGATACTTGCAGATGTTCGCCGTGTCCAGATAAGAAATAAAGAGATTGGTTTACATCATCTTTATTGTTATATAACTGATTATACATATAAATATAATCACCAGTGAGACGCTCTATAATTTGCCCTCCAATTACGAGGTCGACGTGTTTTATGATACTCAAGGCCGCTGGAGTGTTGTATCTATATTTTTCAGTAGATGTGTCGGTCGACAAATTACCTAATTTAATTTTTAACATCGTACTACGTATGAGATCCCCTACGTTTTGCGGAATTTTACACTCAACGGAGCTTGAGAAATCACATTTACCGTCGAAAGGCATCTCAACGGCTTCTGTAGAAAACCGTGTATGTCTCTTATGGTTCGTAACGAAATACGAAATCTCAGGAGCACCTGTGAGCCACTGGTCCTGGGTTCCTGTTATGGCGATTTGAAGTTTACCTGCCATTCTTACTAGATGTGAGTAAAATTTTATGAAATAAAACGGGGCGGTATTATAGATGGATCTACGATTACGTAAATTTAATCCAGCCACCATGGCGGATGATAAAGTATGTGTTTTTGTTGGTAAGCGTAATACTGGTAAATCTACACTCGTCACCGACATTTTATGGCACAAGAAACATTTACCAGCTGGAATAGTTTTGTCTGCGACTGAAGAAGGTAATCACTATTATCAACAATATGTTCCAGATCTTTTCATTTACGGAGATTATGATAGGGATGCCATAGAACGTGTTATGGAAAGACAGAGGAAACTCGTAGGAGCGGGTAAACCAAATTGTGGTGCATTCTTATTATTGGACGATTGTATGTATGATAACAAATTCATGCGCGATACATGTATCAGGCAGTGTTTTATGAACGGGCGTCACTGGAAAATCTTCTTCATGTTGACGATGCAGTATTGTATGGACCTTCCACCAGCACTTCGCGCTAATGTGGATTATGTGTTTATTCTCAGGGAGAACATCATTCAGAATAGAGAGAAGCTTTACAAATCCTTTTTTGGTATTTTTCCAAATTTTGATATGTTTAATAAGGTCATGGATGCGTGTACCGAAAATTATGAATGTATTGTTTTGGATAACACGAGTAAAAGTAACAAGATAGAAGATTGTGTATTTTGGTATAAAGCAAAATTACGAAAAAATTTTAAGGTTGGGGCTCCAGAATATTGGAATACACATAAAAAGATGTTCAATCCGAAAGGTGGAAGCGCAGCCAATAGTCTTAAACAGGCAAAAAAGAGTACTCCCATTAAAATTACTAAAACTAGGTGAGCGCGAAAAATTATTTATTAGAAAACATTGTTCACTATTAAATGTCAGTTAATATTCCTACGTTAAATTTATCTGATCCCACCGACGGGATGGTTCCTATAAATAACAGTACTACATTTGTGGAAAATTCGCCTGAAAAAAATATACTACAAAGTAAAGAAACCATGGATTCTACACCGATCGCCGACATTATGGGACAGCCCCAGGATAGTTTAGATGCGCCTATGATGGCTATGGACCCTCGTGTGGTTCAGCAGCAGATGATGGCTCAACCCCCTTCTATGGTTTCCCAAACCGCTGGCAACGAGGGTTCGGATTCTAAGAAAAGGAACCCCTTAGATCTCACCGATGATCAGATGCAGGCTCTCATCGTCGCGGCCTGCTGCTCTGCCGCCGTGAGTAAACCTGTCCAGGATAAACTCGCAACCACCATTCCTCAATTTGTAAACGCACAGGGTAACCGAAGCTTTGTAGGGTTAGCCTCTACGGGGCTTGTCGCTGCTATACTTTTCTATTTCGCGCGACGTTATTTTTAAAATCGAAGTACATCCCCACTCTGAGATATGTACGCAACCCCAGCACCAACTACCATAGCACCCGTTACTATCAACGTTGCTACGGCAGTATCCTTAGGATCTTTACCATATTCTTTCAGGTACCTCTTTAATTTAGCCCACCTAAAACCTTCAGTCAACAGAATCATAAACAGTACAGAGAAGGCTGAAACCATGAACACGGTTCCAGTTTTAGCACTCAAGAAAATGCTGTGATTACCGAGCCACCATATCAACATTGGTAGGATAACGGTTAACATGGACATGTTAGCCCAGTATTTCCATTCTAAACGCATGAGAGGTATGCTGAATAGTAAAAGCATCCATATAAGAACGGACATCGTAAACCTGGCTAGTGGTACCGTCACGGCACTATCAATAACACTTGACATTTATAAGTATATAATATTATTTATCAATGACGTGCGATCCACAAAATTCTTTCTGTTCTGATATTTTTGTGTACACCCCTATCTGAACAGCAATATTGGTCAATTTCGCAAATTTGTTCCAAAATTCTTCGCTATGCGAATATTCTTCTACTACACAATGTACGAGCTCATGTAAAAGTACGTGAAACATATCGTTAACCGTTCCATCTAGACATAACCCTATCTCAGACCCCTTGTTGGTATTGTATCCTGGTGTTTTATTCCGTTTATGTTTAATGACGAGTGGTTTTGGTTGATAAATTTTCCCAAAGTCTTCTTCGTGTGTATTTATTAAATGCTCCCTGAGTTTTTTATACTTCGCTTTAACTTCTACCACTCTCTCGTCTTCGTGTATGTTTTTAACTATAAGAGCGCTGATCACCAGTAGTAATACCACGGCCAGCATTTTTATATACCAATATAAATTTACTGTACAATTCTGATATCGGGTGTCCCATTAAACCTTCCCATAAATCTAATGTAAATCCTTCATTTTCTAGATGTGAAACTAATATATCCTTATGTGCTAAGGGTTCAGATTTAGGTCCATCTGCGTAATAAGGTGTATCGGCTAAATGTACAAAAAGTTTTTCACCGAAAGCACCATTACTGGTTTCTTGCATTTTGAAAAAATTTCCCAAATCATCTTGATAAGGTGTTTTAAAAATCATAGTGTGAGAATCTGGAAGTATACCTACAAATCTCCCACCCGGTTTTAATCTTTTTTTAATTTCTCGCATCGTTGATAAAAATAAATCTTTAGATTGGAAAATATAATGAAGTGCAAAATTGTAGCATATGACATCATGTTTTCTCACGGGTGTAGCATGTATATCTCCCAAATAAAAATTGACACGTATTTTCATATTTTTTGCTCGCTGTTTAGCTTCTTGTAAAGCTTCTTCATTAGGTTCACACATGTTTATATTGGCGCCAACATTTTCCCACTTTTTTAAATCGCCACCAAACCCACACCCAACATCCAATATACTATCACCCTTTCGAGTGACTCTTGATATCAGTTCTCTCTTTTCGTCGTTGTGAACACGGCGAAGATTTTCCATGATAAATTATACTTTTTTAACTCTAAGTTTGATTACTTAAAGGTAAAACGCCCCAATAAGATATAATGTCTCTTGAACAAGATTTCACCACGGTACCTGGTCAATTGTTCGCGTGCCTTAGTATCGTAGGACCAGAGTGTCCCCAGAAGAATGAAAAGTTTGGAATTAAGATTCGGGGGTGTTTTTCTACCCGCGACGAGGCGGCGAATCACGCAAAGCGTCTTCAGAAGGAAGATAGTACGTTTGACATTTACGTAGTTGATATGTACAAGTGGCTACTCATTCCACCCGACAATGCGAAGATTGATGACGTACACTATACCAACGACAAGCTTGAAGAGCTTATGACTGGGTATGCCGATAATCAGAAGATGGCGGCCAAAATGTTCAGTGAGCGTAAGCGTGATATGATCGATAAGGGTAATGGTTTCCACAAGCCCGGAGATGAGAACTCTCAATATTATAACCGCCCTGATGAAGCGCCGATCAGCCACCCCGCCGATATCATCGAAAAACTTAAACTCGAGAAGCCTGATACTCCTATGGAGGACCTCGTGAAGGAAGCCGACGTGATCATAGCCGAAGAGATAAAGCAAAGGCAAAAGGAGAGGGAAGAGCAGCAGGCTATCGCAGAAGAACCCGAGGCTGAGGCTGAGGAGGCTGAGGCTGAGGCTGAGGAGGCTGAGGCAAAGGTTGAGTAAATAAAAAAAATAAATTTAAAAAAACATCTTATTAAAAAAAATCTTAGTTTTTAATAAGATGATTCTCACATACATAATTGCATGTGTTATAATTTTATATTTAATGTACCTTTTTTTGAAAAGAAATGAAATATTTTCAAACACATTAACAGATGTAGAAGTTACAGCTCTTAGTGTATTTAGGGATACCGAAAAAGATACGACTGGAAGAAATAGATTCGTAGTGCAGCCTAAGAAGTCGGAAGATATAGGAGAGTTTAGATCTGCGAATCTTCCTAACGATCAAACATGGCTTACACCGGTCTGAGAACGATTGGTTGTTGAGTCTTCCCCATAAAAAATCCAAGAATGAAAGAAACAAATATAATGATGTACACGTTCTTATCCAAAGACGCGAATAAATCTACTTTTTGAGGTTCATCCATTATAGGGTAAGGTGGTGGCATCATGGCGGGTGGTGGTTGTGAATAAAAATATTGCGGATCTATCTGACTAGAATCATTATCTTTGTCATCCATAGTTGGATTATATTCTATAGGATTACCTATATCCGTATCCATATATGTATTAAAAGTCTATTTTTTTAAGCCTCACTTTCCTCATCACTTTCCTCATCATCATCTACGACAAAGCCGGCTAAATTACCGTTATCATCCGCATCTTCATCTTCATCGGAACTAAAATCTTCATCTTCTGTTTCACATATATCTGTATCGTTTTCATCGTAGTCTGAATCATACTCTCCATCCGAAAAATCATCTACGGGTCGCTCCGTGGGCTCTAACCGGGTGGGTTTTTTAGAAATGCGTCCTGAACGAGTTACGCGGGTTGTCATTCGTAATTATACATTGTACAATCCCTTTTAAATATATTTAGGCCTAAAAACGATATTACGATTGCTCGCTTCTTCAACGAGTAATCGTTCTGTTTCCTTTAGTATTTTGTCGCCTAAACTTGCCATTTCATCCTGTGTGTCTGGATCTATATCTATGAAGTACAACGCCATTTCGTTAAGATCTTTTACAGCGAGTTCTGTGTATTCTCGAGCTTCGAACACATGTTCCATGTTATCTTTAGCCATGTTCATGTTGGTCAAAAATGCACCGTACAGATCTGGGTGTATACCAGAATATTTATGCGTTTCTTTTATTAAACTTTCTAGATACACTGGACTACTTTTAACTTTTGTTATGTTGGTAACAATTATAAAAAACAATATTACGAATAACAAGAATATCATGTTATAACGCTCTTACTATTTTATCGAGAAGATTATGTGAGCGAGTTTTACAATCACATAATTGTTCCATAACAGAATTTTGTTTTATCCTGAATTGTAATTTTTGTTTTTTACACCCCGGACAAGATACGTTTGTATTTATGATATGCATTTTTTTACTTTTTTTATTTATGGAAATAACTTTGATTTCTTCTTCCTTGATTATATATTTTTTAATAAAATTAGATAACATATCGACGAGAGATTCCCCATTCGATTCATCAGATTTAGGTATAGGTTGACAAAATGTAAGAGCTTTATACCCATTGGGATACAAAGTTTTATAAATTTTATCCGGAAGTGCGTGTCTTCTACCACCAAAATTTTTACAATATCCATACTTTCTACCTTTCATAGTTTCGCATGTACAAAAACATTTTTGATAAATCATATCACCTTCTATTAAGAACCATACATGATTGGAAGCATGGGAACGTCCTAAATTTTCACAATATTTAGATGTCGACGATACGAGATATGTTTTTTCACGTTTATATATTTTAACAATTTCTGATTTATCTTGACCATCCATGTTTTTACGAATAAAAGAATTTATATGATCTGTGGTTTCGTAATCCGTAAAAACATCTTTCGTATCTTTAATATCGAAAGATCCTTCTTCCCGCATAGAACCCTCCACGACCACGTGATTTTTATTTTGTGTGCGCAATGTAGCCATATGTAAAAGTTCTATACACGGATCTTGATCAAAAATATATTCCAACTTTTTAGATTCTTGTATGTATAACATGACAGGTTTATATTCTCCTTGTGTGACTTTACCTTTATCACACCCTTCACACCCTCGACCCTCGCACGCTTCATGTTTCGCTTTTTTATGAGACCAAGGCATACGAAACCCACTTCCTTTCGTATTTCTTTTCCCATTTCCATACACCGCGGTATCCACTATATCTTTCCACATTCTTCCCGGGAAAAGAATATCTAAAGTCGATACTATATGCGAGTGTAATGCCGTAGCAGAACTACTGTCGACTACAAATTTGGGCCAGTTAATATGGATACCATGTTTAATTTGCTTCCCAACTTCTTTTGGTTCGGCTATAGAAATTAACGCATTTTTACCCCCAAAAAATGCGACACGATCACAAATAGCCCTAGAAACTTCTTTTAAATGTTCAAATGTTAAATGTTCATCACTTTTATAGTCTAAATCTACGAAAAAATTATACGTATCCGTCTTTTGTTCGACGACGTATATCTTTTCACCACTTTGTACAGCTTTGATGTACATCTCATAAAATTCATTCAATTTATCAAACGGGACGGATAGTATTCCACCATCCATGAGCACGTGTGATAGATTGGATCCATTGCAAAATCCTTGTCGTCTACACCACGACTTAAACATACTTACGTTATATTGTACTTAATTTTTTAATCTTCTTCTTCGTGCCAAATCGATCGACGATACGAAACATCTATAAATTCTTCATCTTCAGTTACGAGTTGTTTCTTTAAAACTAAAAGTTCGTACACAGTTTTAGTTTTAATTTCTTCAATATATTTCTCAGCTTTTTCTTCCATATACGATTTATGATCTATGAGTATATCTTTGATTTGCTTGAGAATGTAGTTCTTAGACTTCATTATTTAATAGCAAACGATTTTCTATTGAGAGAAGACACGCACGTATAGAACTCTGGATTACGTACGACATTTTTGACTATCCTATCCCATCTACGTCTCCCATTGAATTCTTGTAAAGTGTCGAAACTCATGAAATCATTTTCATCGTATGTACGTTTCATATTAATCTTTTTTGTATGCATCTTATGCTTTTCTTCGTTAAAACGTCGTATTAATTCTTGTTGATCGGTCCTGGAATAATTTACAAAAAATATGAATACATTATATTCTAAATCTACAGTTTGACTTTCTTTAACCGTAAATGAATAATGTGTATAATCACACTTTTTTAAAGATACGACCCCTCGTGTTTCTTCTTCTAGCTCCCGTAAAGCTGTACGCAACGGGTTAAATATTTCTCTTCGTCTACACCCTCCGGTGACGAATATCCACTCTTTAAATCTTTTATCTCTCACTGTTAAGAATCTCGCAGTCCCATCATGAAATGACACTGGTATGGCGATGGCTTTATGTTTCTTCATTGCTCATAGCACTCTATAATCCCCTGATAAGTTTATTCGCTCGATTCCTCAACAGGGATTTTCACGGGTTCATCCTTACCGATGGGAGACGGCTTCTCTACGGGAGCCTTGACGAGTTGGATACGGGAGGGGCGCTCCACGATGACGGGACGCTGCTTCTCGTTGACGGTGTTCTTAAACTCCTCCATATCTTGCCTATTCTTTTTGAATTCATTGTAGATGTAGAGGGTCGCAACTAAACATAATACTGCGGCGACGATGGTTGCGGTTTCACGATCAAAAGCAAACATTATGGTATTTTAAGTATTCTTTTTTTTAAGCACTAACAATCGCGCCCATAGCTACTTTATCGTTCCTGGGGCACTCGTATCCGTGCTGAGCGAATTGAATTTCATTATAGTGTCCGTCTTTACACGGAGCGTTCTGTGTGGGAATATATTGATTAAGAGTTCCAGATTTAGGATCGTAGGTGATCATAAAAACGAAAGCCAATAAAAATAAAAAGACTAACATTTACTATTAATTAGGATTTAATTACTATATAACAAGCCGGCCATACCATTTTCTATGCGTAATATGTTATAGTTAACCGCATATATATCAGTATCGAAATTGCCAGAATCAGAGAGAAGGCGGGCACTGTCAATACGACTGAAATTTAAGCTGCCCGTGGGCTGGAGCTTGCTGGTATCTAAGCAGAAGGGGTAGAGGAGATGCGTTTGGACACTGGAATCCATTGTAGAGAAAGGGGTATGATGATAGAGTGCGGTCGAAGTGTAGTTTACGCTATGCTTAGCATCACCTACATCGGTACCGTTGATCTGAAGCTTAATGTTACTATCCTTCACGTGTACACCACCAGACTTGTAAGTCGCCAAAAACTTAACGGGGTGATTAAAGGAAAGTTCCTGGGTGGGACTGCCAGATTGAACCATCTTTTGAGTTTGGGTTATGAGCATGTTCTGGGGTGTGTTCGCGAGAGTGGTACGCTCGTCAGTGTCGAGGTAAATGAACTGAGTATGAACTTCATAATCAGAAGCGATACTGGTAGTACCCCAGGTAATTCGAAGCTCTACGTCATGGTACTGTAAAGCCACCAAAGGAAGAGCAGACTGAGCGTTCTCGCAAAAACTGAAACGAAGAGGGTAAAAGGCAGAGTCATCTGCACTGGCAGCAGCGAGAGACTTAGAATACGTCTGCGCGAGCATGACTGGAGCGATTTCTTGGGAAAATTCAGAGGTTTGAGTATCAATAACCTGGCCTCCCACTAATAAATCAACCTTAGCGATCTGCCCTTTCCAGCTCGCACGGGAAGTTGTTTTATCGGGGACACGGTTAGTTATGTAGACGTAACCGACGAGATCACCCTTGCGCTCGAAACGAACGGTGGACATACCATTCGCGGTGGGGTTGCCCTGGATAACCTGTTTCTCAACAGTTTGGGCGAAGTTTGTATGACGTTTATAGTTAGACCTAAAAAATGATACCTCGGGTTTCCCTACGATATGAGCATCTTGGGCACCAATGGCAACGAGTTGGGCAATTCCACCTGACATTTTATATTATACTGAGTTTTTATTTTTAAGCTCAAAACAATGGGACCTGTGGATGAATAGATTCGGTGAGAAGGAGTGAAAGAATTCCGATCATCGCGAGTCGACCGTTGACGAGTTCGGTCTCGGGCTTCCAAGGTCCCTGGACGTATCCCTCATCCTCCGGGTTAGCGGCGGTGCCGAGGAAAACCAAGGATGCGACGGCGATGGAGAGTCCGATGTTTTCTTGGAATTGTGCGCTGATAGGGTTACCAGTCATGATCTCATCGACCACCGCGGAAGTGAAACCAATCATAGCCGCACGACCGTTAACGCGCTCTGCGACCGCTAGAAAATCGTTAGGGCGGTCGATCTTTGTGAAACGAGAGCCCTCATTGGTCGCCCGTACTACGGTGC